ATCCTACCGTTATCCACGTGCCATTAGACTGTTTTTCAACGGTCTGTTTGTATCTGTCATACACCGTTGCCTGACCACCATTACCGTATCTTGGTGCATTGTAAACTCTTTCATTCCAGAATGAAACTCTCGTTCCTGTTGCATAACCAGCAAACGTCGATGTAACGTTTGACAGTGTCGTTGCGCCTGCCCAATACGGTGTTGGAACTGTTGCAATTGCTGTTGCTATCGCACTGTCAACATACTGCTTTGGTGTTGCATGTAAATTTGCTGTAGGATTAGCATGCAATGTTAGGAAACCTGTCATGGTATCACCGGCAAGTGCTACTCTTGTGTTGTCAGTTATCGTAATGTTTGCAGTACCGTCAAAACTTACACCATTAATTGTTCTCGCAGTTTTTAATTTAACTGCTTGTGATGATTCATAAACGTTATCAACCCATACAGGTGGTGCAGCAGTTCCTCGAGATGCAAGAACCTGATCGGGAGATCCCGCAGGGAGCAGCGCGGTAGTTCCAGACGCAGTCTGGTAAGCGATAGAGCCTGCGGCTCCGCCCGCGATATTTGTAGCGGTTGTTGCAAGGGTGGCTGTATCAGCATTACCTTGTAGATCTCCTACAAAGGTATTTGCATGAACGTTGTCCCACTTTCTTCCACTCTTACCTAGATCAAGATCCTGATCCACGTTAGGAATGATTGCACCCTTGGCTCCATATCCTGCTAGATTCGAAACGTCTGGGGAAATTAAATCAACAACTGAAGTGTCAGTTCCGTCATTTGCGGTTAATTTTAAAATTCTGTTTGCTGTTAGATTGGAATCACTTCCTGATGCAGCAATTGTAAGATTGCTACTTACGGTTACCAATCCATTAACATCTAATTTGTTTAGGAGTCCGACTGATTCCAATTGAGAACTAACAATGCCAGCAGCCAATGCAGTGTCAGTTAACGTTCTTGCGCTGGCAGTTACGGTAATATCTGATTGGCCGTCGAAAGGAACACCATTAATATTGCGTGCAGTTCTTAATTTTGTTGCACTGAATGCATTACCAGTTAGCGTTGCTCCGACAAATGTTGTTGCTTCAACTATATTAAATCTTGAAGTTCCTGTTGATGCTGTAACATTACCCGTTACATCTCCTGCTAGATTTGCTGTAATTAATCCTGCACTAAATCCTCCGGATGCATTTCTTGCGACTATCTTACCAATGGAATTTGATGCCGTTGCATCAACGTTCCATGTTTGTTGTGTGCCGCCATCGAAATCAGTTCCAACTAGATAATCACCTGCAATCAATTTGTTTGTGGTGCTTGCCTTAACTGTAATGTTCTGCGTACCATCAAATCCAATGCCGTTGATTGTTCTAAGAGTATCAAGTGCCGTTGCTGTTGAAGCGTTTCCGTTAATGTTGCCCTTGAAATTATATGAAGTGCTTAGTGTTATTCCTGCATCAAGACTGCTAAATCCTGCAATGGCGTTTGAACTTGCTATTGTAAATGATCCTGTTGAAATTATTCCAACAACAAGATCACTAACTGTTAATAATATTACCGGATAGGTAATTCCTGTATCCGAAATTAGCGTGGTGCTTCTTGCTCTTGTCGTTCCATACCCTTCCACTGCCTCTGGTCCAATAAACACCCATTGTGTTCCGTCCCATGTGTGCAGTGTGTTGATCGGTGTCTTGAACCAAAATGCTCCTGCTGGTGGATCTACCGGAGGTGTGGCAGAAATTGCTGCTGATCCAACTGCGACCCACTTGGTGCCATCGTATACCTTTATAACATTAGTTGTGTTATCGAACCATAACTGTCCTGCGATAGGTCTTGCCGGTGCTGAACTGTTAGCAAAATTTTCTAAGAGGTACAGGAAGTTTTCATTTTGTGCTTCACCATAACCGATATAGTTTCTGCCTACTAGAACAAGACTAGAATCGGTATTAATGGTAGCGTCTTGTAGTGTAGTAAACGCTGTTCCATCACTCTTATTAATTACATATGCCATTTAACGCTCCTGTTCATCCTTATGGTAATACTACCTCAGAAACATAACTCCATGCTCCTGCCAACAACTGGAATGTTTTAATGATTCTAGTTGTTGTAATGGTAGGTGCAGAAATTGTTGCTGATGAAAACGCAACATTTGTGATTGCGTATGCTGTTCCCGTAGGTGTATCAAATTCTGCTGTGGTTTCGCTTAACAACGGATTAATATTCAAACTCGTAGTTGAATTTGAAAGTGTTGTACATAATATTCTTGCTATGGTACCGTTTCTGTATTCTGCCGGCGGAGCCAATGCTGCTAAAATGCTTGAGGCAATGTAACTGTTTGGCTTACCATCCGATAGGTCCATGGAGAATGCAAGGCTTCTCGATTCAAGTACATTATCAACATATTCTTTCGTTGCCGCATCCTGCAATCCCGTAGGATCTGCTAGTCCTGTAATTTTTGGACTGCCAATCAGTGCAATGTTACCCGTTCCGTCCGGTGCTAGTTCCAAATCACTATTTGAAATCAATGTTGTAATTCTAGGCTTACCACTACCGCTGTCAGTTTCTAATTTCATGTCAGCAGTTGGAGGTGTGGCACCAATGTTAACAACGTTCTGTGTACCAAATGATGTAACGCCCGGAATACTTGTAATTCCAGTTCCTAGGCTAGTACCATCGAGAACAGTTACTCCATTAATCTTAAATGCCTTGCCGGTAGCAAGATTAATGTGTTCCGATGATGTCCATGATTGTGCTGCCAGTGTCGGTGTTCTTGATGTTGCTGCTAATCCTAGATTTGACCAAAGCAACACGTGATCAACGTTTCCTGCCGGACCTTTAAGAACTATACCGCCGCCGTCGGCAACAGTATCCGAGTTAGTTGCGACATCACCTGTTTGTGCTAATTCAATTTGTTTGTTTTCAACTACTAAATTTTGTGTGTTAAGACTGAGAATGTCACCATCCTCAATTGTCAACTGACCTCTAATCGTTGTGTTACCTTTTATCTCGACATCGCCGCCCATGACAACTTCGCTTCCTGAGAATCCGTCATAAAGGCTAATTTTTCTATCCGCTGCATCTATGATAATTGCTTCTTCCTGAACAATACCCTTTCTTACATTAATTGTAAGAGTCTTATCAGATGCTGAGTTTGAGAAAAATACATTACCATTGCTATCAACTGTAAGGTTACCTTGGTCACCTGCGCCGAACACAATACCTAGGTCGGAGTTAATTCTAATCTGTCCCGCAAACTGGTTTGACGTATCTCTTCTTGCATATGTTGTTGCATCAACTGCTCCTAACTTTTCCGAGTTAGTAGCGGTAACGTCAAATTTCATTCCCGATAATGTTCCTTGATTGAATCCAGGCTGTATGCTTCCAGTAAATCCTTCTATTGCATTCTTAGGTGTAAATGCATCCTTACTAAAGATTCCAAGTAAAACTCCGTTGTTATATAATAATGTAATAACACGAGTTTGGTTCAATGAGTCAAGAATGCTTGAAACTCTAAATCCACTGATGCCCTGTGTTTCCGAATAATCAGGTCCTAACAAAATTGTAGTAGTACCATCAAAGAAGTATAGTTGTTTCTGCGTATCGTTAAACCAAAGGTCACCAACACCCAATGTTGTAGGCTGCGTGTTTGAAATTGTTGCAGAACTGACAGGTACGAATGCAGTTCCACTGTAAACTTTTAATTTGTTTTCGGTGCCATCAAACCATATCTGTCCTTTAATAGGATTTGTCGGCTGTGTGGTGCTCGAAAAGTTTTCAAGTAACTTGATAAAATTTTCATTAAGTGCTTCACCAAACCCGCTATAGTTCTTACCAATAAGCGTAATGTCTGTGGAAATAGTATCCACCTGGCCATCTGCTACTGTTGCTACAATTGTTCCATCTGTTTTATTAATTTGATAAGCCATCTATTACGTTCCTATTGTTTCGAATGCAGGTGGTCCTGATCTAATAATATAATTTATTGTTAAGTAAGGATTCATTATACCAACCGCAGAACCTAAAACAGTACCTGAAGGTTTCTTAATACCTCCTGTATCTGGTAGGTATTGTGCCTCACCTGGGTTATTTGGTCCATTGTTTGATACTGAACTAATTGTCGGAGCAGTATCAACTCTAACTGCATAAAACTGTTCTCCATCACCTTGTAATGTGTGAGAGTGTTCCGGCAGGTTAGATAATGTTAATGTAACAGAACTTGATCCGCTTGACGCTGCTAATGTCTCTGGTTCTGTTCCTGAAATTCTTGCTGGAACTGGTGAGCCACCGCCGTTATCAACCGAGCCACCAACGTCATTAGGAACATTAATATTATTATCCATATTATGTTTACCTAATGCAAACCTACCTCTCAAATCTGGAACTCTAAATGTCTTACCTGCGGCACCATTAAGTGCAGCACTACCATTATATCTTGTTCCTATAACATCATATAGAGTTCTAAATTTTGCAATTTCAACTTCGCCGCCATCACATAATAGATAACCATATGGTGCTGTTGGTCCTGAGTAAGGTAATATTGCTCCGATAGGAACTCCTAAATCTCCAATAAATGTATCACGTGTTTGTTTTAAAAGACCAACTGATGTACTAGATCTTTCAGGATTGGCTCTGTAAACAAGTATTTGATCCTGTCCTGCTGATCTATTAGGTAACGGTGAACTCTTACTTGTAATGATATTCGCAGTTAATTGTGTGTTGAAAACTTTTGCATCACCGATACCATCAAAAGTAAATCCGCTAGAAACAACGTCTCCAGCCATTGTAAAGTTAGTAACGTTTCTAAGGTTAGTCGCTGTATTTGCATTACCAGTAATGTTACCACTAATTGTACCTTGAATCTCGTCAGCAATAACTGTTTTTGCTCTAATGTTATTCCATCTTAGTGCAGTTGATCCTAGATCATAAGTTTCATTTGCTGTGGGTAAAATATTTTTTGTATTTGTAGCACCGTCAACATTAAGATTTTGTCCTACTCTAACACTCTTCTTAATTGCGGCTCCGCCGTCTGTTCTAATGCTACCTGTGTTTAAATTAATAGTTTCAGTTGTGTTGGTTACTATTAAGGAACCAGTAAGTCCGATATCACCATCAACATCCAACTCGCTGTTAGGAGCAGCCACGTTAATTCCGACCTTGTCATCTAGAATTCTTAAAATTGTATCAGGAATACCATTTCTGTTTACCTGTAAGTCTAATGAGCTACCAGCAGCACTGTTATAAATTTTTGCTGAAGTTGCTGATGTTGTTAATTGGAAATTTCCATCAAGACCGATTGTTAAACCTTGATTGTTTCTAATGTTGAAACCAAATTCTGTTGTGTTAGTTACATCACTTCTTAAAAATTTAGCAGCAGCAATTTCTACTCCACCAATGTTTAATGCATCCGCATTTGAAGCGGTACCGATTAACTTAGGTAATTCTCCTCCTAAGAATATCGATTCAAATTCTAACTGTTCACTTGCATTTGCAGGAGTCGCAATATTTAATCCTGATTTAATCTGATCAAATCCTTTGATCTCAATTTTAGGAGTAAACGTATCTCTGGAAAGTATTGCTACAGGAGTGTCAGCAATATAAAATGTTAAAACGTTTCTATCAAAGTTATCCTGGTCAACGATCTTTTCAATTGCAGGACCATATCTTTTACCGTCAATTGCACTTTCGCTTGGACCTACTAGTAGCCATCTTGATCCTGTATAAATTCTTAATTGTTGATTAGTAGTATCAACCCACAATTCACCAACCTTTGAATTTGCGACCGACGGTTCTGTTGGACCTTTCTGAATGTTCGATGCTGCTTTCCAGTTTGTGTTATCGTATAACTGTAAAACACCATTTGTAGTATCGTACCACAATTGGCCTTCCACAGGATTAACTGGTTGGCTTGCTGAAGCAAAATTTTCTAAAAGACTTAAAAAGTTTTCAGCGATAATTTGTCCATACCCAGTAACGTTACGCCCTGGAAAAGTTAAACTAGTATCCTGACTTGACGTATTATCGAAAACGGTAATAGGCGACTTGTTTTCGCTGTCTGTAAAATTTACAATATATGGCATCTATTACCCCTCGTTAAAACCTGTTAAACTTTGAACTCGTATCGTATAATCAATTTGTAGTAGCCTGTTCAAGGATTTTTGCACAGGATGGAAAATTACGTGTGTTAATAATTTGCCGTCTCCGTTAGGATTATATGATTTTAAGCCTAATTCGTCAAAAACAAAGTTACCATCTAGATTTACACTATTATCAAATGCTTCCTGATCGTCCGGTTCACCATAATCTAGCAAACAACTTACAACGATATCACTGTATGTTGCTCCACTAACGTGCCTAATTTCCATTTTATTTCTAGTTGGATCAACGTTTGTTGTTGCATTTTGATCAATAACTTTTTTATATGTTTGATTGTATAAACTTGAATTAATACCAACTGTGTTTGGAGTAAGATACGTGATTAAACCTGTAGGATCAACTGTCGTACCTCCTGATCCAAACGCCATTTCATAAAGTGTTCCTAATCCCTGATTTGACAGTGATTGCACCATAGCAACGCTCATATTCTCATAGTGAATAGCATTACGCTTATCCTGGAAAACTTCTCCAGTTTCTGGGTCAAAAATCTTAATGTGTCCTTCAAAATGAAACCCTCCGGTCTCATTTACAGCAGGTTTAGGTATCTGTTTATCTTGCATGTTTTCCTTTGGCATATCTTTCTCTTCACGTTTCATAGTGTATTTATTCAGGTAACTTGGTACTCTTGGCAGCAATGAACTTACTAATTGGAGTATTGTTAGCAAGTAGCGTTACTCCAGCACTAGCAGTGTTTGTGCCTCTATCATACCATGCTTGTCCTGTCCTTTTTATCACAGTTATTCTAGTTCCAGCACTCGCAGGAACGGTTAATCTAATGTATGGATCAGTTCCATTTACTGAAAATTCCGCTTCCAATTCTTTATCTCCGCTTGGGCTTGTTGCTCCAATTGACTCGTCAAACACCGTAAGAGGTGTTTTTCTAAGTCTTTTTCCGCCCACAAACACTTCAACTATATCGCATCTACCATAATCCGATGGAATACTAGTGGCACTCCATGTACCTGTTGTGGACTTGTTTGGAACAAAATCCAGGGGTCCGATCAATAAACTACTTCCATCACTAACAAAATCGGTTCTATCCTGTGTTTCTGAATACGGTAAGACCTCCTGTGGTCCTAAATCTACTACCGGATCATCAATGCTGTGTAGTTCCCTAATCGATGTTCCTTGTACACCACGTCTTAGTTGTCCGAGGACATTCCCGGTGAGTGTCATATACTCAATTTTTTCTCCATTTATTTCAACAACTCCTGGAATATTTCTGTTTCTTATTGGTTGATATAAATTAGTAGCACTCGTTACCTCAATTGTTTGATCGTAGTAATTTAAATTCTTAGCAAGTTTAACTTCATTTTTGCTATAACGATTGTATCTATAAACATTTAACATGTCCTTATTAATTTCATAAGCACTAGGTAATCTGTAAATGTCAGCACCAAATGTGGTAATGCTAATCGTATCAGCATCCGTGTTTGCTGTTTCAAGGTATACAACTCCTCTAGGCAATGACACGTGATAATCAATATCCTGTATTAGTTTAATACCATTCTTGTAAACCCAAACATAATCAACTCCTAAAGGAACAAATGGTAGTTGATAATTGACCTTTCCGCCAACAGTAACATCGCTTACTATCTTCATGCTAGGATATTCATTAAACCAAGTAATAACAATTTCATCACCGCTAGTTAAAGAAACACCATCTGAAATTACAATATCGCCGTTGCTAATCGAGTATTCACTTCTTAAATCGTTTTCAATTTTAATTACATCGCCTGTGTTAAGAAGACCTGCTGTAAATGTTAATACTTTCGATGTACCATCGTAAACATAATCTTGAATAAATGTTTTTCTTTGACCATTAACAAAGACTTTTATGTTTGCAGAAAGAATTGCACCTGCAGATTCGTTAGGATCTTGTCCTAGCGTATAAGAATTAGTTGTTCCGTCATATATTTCGTATAGAGTATCAGGTCCTTTTAATTTAACATCATTAACTTCAACAATCATTGAAGACAAAGAACTCTCTCTTGTTAATTCAACAAAATTATCTAGATTATAATTTCTATCAACTCCGTTGTAGATTGTTGTTTGCTTATTCACTCTTATAATTGATAAATTGCTAGAATCAACGTCTGTTGAAGAACCTATTGAAATAATTTTGATTATAGAATTTACAGAAGGAACATTTCCAAACTGTACCAATGTTCTTCCAACAGTATCTACAACTCCGGTACTATTTGTAAACTGTACATCTGTTTCAGCACCGTTAACTGTAACGAACACATTGCTTGTTAATTCATAAGAAGCATTTGTTAAGAATAAACCTGTCTCACCATCTGCTACAAATTCTTGATAGTCTAACAACGAAACTCCGCCTAGTCCTATAGAAATAATTTCAATCTTCTTATCAGCATCAGGTGCCGTAATAAATTCTACAGTTCTATCCCCTACTATATCATAATCTGTTCCTAGTTCTTTTCTAATTCCGTCAACATAAACTATCACAGATTTCTCTTCAAAAACTTTCTGTCCGGTATCGAATATCGTTGTTGATCCGTCCGAAATAATAACTTTTGATTGTATCGGAGCAACACCGTCATTGGTTGTTTGATAAACTTTAATGCTAAGACTATCTAGTACCTGTCCAGGAATGTTTTCTTCTGTTGCAGGAACTTGATCGGGTCCTATAAATCTTCCGCCTTCGATTTTTATTTCTTCTGCTGAAATTCCTGAAGCAGTTATGTATGCTTGATCGATTGCCGATAAAGTTCCGCCACTTATATTTGTATCAACAATGTTAGGATCAGTAATTGTTACACTACCATCACTTTCCTGAGGTCTAAATATTAAAATATCACCGTCATTGGTTGTGATGTATCTTCCTATTTCAACAACACTCGTTGAACCGTCACCAATAAATGTTGGCATTTGTGCATGTGGATTGGTTTGAACAGAACTATCCCAAGCATCTGTATAATTAGGATCATCAATTCTTTGTACAGGAGGATTTGCAACAGACTCACTATACTGTAAGTTATCAATGGTTGGAAGTCTACTTTCGCCAGCACGCTTCAAGTAGATGTTAATTGATGTTCCGCTTGCTGGAACGTATGGAAGTGTTACTTCATTTGTGCTTCCGTCACATACAACGTAGTAATCTGCTGCTGACTCAACACTATCCCAACTGTCAGTAAACCAAGGAAGTGCGTCCCAACCTCCAGTTACATCAAATGTGGTTCCTTGAATCTGAACACCTCCGAAGTCAACTCCGGTCATTAATTGACTCAAGTCATCTCCTTTCATTCCTTCTACCGGAGCATAGTATTTGTTAATTCTATTAACTGCGTCAAATAATTCATCATTCTTTTCATAGGTTACTTTTATAACATCGCCAACGTCCGGTGCAACATTGAAAACAATTCTTCCTCTAAGAATATTAAAGTCCTCTGTACTATTTTTATAAAGACTAATAGTATAATCACTTCCTAAAACAACGCCGTTGTTTTTAGTAATAGTAATTTTTGACTTATCTCTGGTAGGAGCATATTTTAATTCAAATCTTGCTGTCTGCCCATTTGCTGTAAATGTTTGAGTGTCTGTAAAATTAGTATAATATCCAGTTTTGTTTATTCTGTCAAATTTAATATTAATATCAAATGTTCTAACTTTTGTTTCACCAAGAATTGCTACTGCTTTTGCAATATCCGTTGAACTACCATTACCACCAACCAACGAAATTGTAGGTGTCTTGGTATATCCTGATCCAGTCTGTATCATTCTAACACCAGAAACTTTACCATTGGAAACAAATGCCTGTGCAATCGCACCAGAACCGTTACCCTCAATTACTACTTTAGGAGCACTCGTGTAACCACTTCCTTGTTTTGATATAACAATTTGAGTAATACTATATCCGTTATTGTCAAGCCAGTATTTCCAAGGATAAGAATTTAATTCTGTACTAAATTCATTTATGGTACTAAACTTACCCAACTCCTGAGAATATACAGTTGGTAAATCAAAGTCTGTTGTTGAAATAGGATTGTTCTGAATAGAATCGTATCTACTTACATATTCTCTAACAGTTGTTCGATATGGTTTTACTTCATTGATGTAACTTTCAAAACTTTCTAAGTTATCGTTTTTATAATTATTAGTTGTTTTAAAGTCACCAACATTGTGTATAGCATTCAAGAAACTTGTCTTAAATGCCCAGTCAACATAAGTTTGTTCGTACATTACATATCTAACACAATTAAAGAATATTTCATTCCAATGAATATCATAATCCCCAACAAAAATATCTTCCTTGACTGCCTTAAATATATTTCTTAATTCTGTTGTTGGTTCTAAATCGTATAGCCCTGTGTCAAAGCTCACGTTATTATCAAAACCTACACCGCTTGTTGTGATATCGTATAATGTGTTAGATAATTGTATCGTTCCATTAAATCTTCCAACAAGTTGATAATTTCCTAAAGGAACATTACTAGTATCTGATAATTTTTCAAACACGGCCCAACCGCCAGATCCATATTCTTTTATTCTAATAAGATCACCGATCTCAGTAATGATCGTCGGTTCCTTAGAAACATCTGATATTTCCTTCGTCACTCTGGATGTAGGACCATATCCTGTTTTCCACCAATCAATATAACTCCAATATTTTCTAGTATCAAAGCCCTGTGATGAACTTCTAAAGAAAGATTTTCTAACATCATCCCAAGCATAGATGGACCAATAATTATTTGCTGTATTATCTGTTTCCACCAATACAGAAAATCTTCTTACGGAAACATTTGCATATGTATAATTTTTACCTGGTTTAGTAACGACAACAGCAATGATTCTTCCCTGTCCATCGATATGACACACTGCCTCTGCACCAGTACCGTCACCGTCAATAGTAACAGCAGGTCCTGCATACACTCCTGCAATTTCTTGATCAAATATTTCTTGTGGTCTATAACCAAAGCCCGAATTAACAATGTTAATAGAACTGATCTCGTTATCTATAATGTTAGGAGAAAGTTGTGCTTGCTCCACTCTAACCGTACCAACAGTTTCTAAATCAATTAGTGTTGATACACTGACGTCATATAGATATAAACTAGTATCAGGCTGTGCATCAAATAAACTTAAATTGTCAAAACTAATAATGTTAGCGAATGGCTGTTTTGTAAGAATTCCATTGATTGTCTCTATAGTTTGTTTTAGAATTTGTTTTCTATTAACAAACATGCTTTGTCTTGGTCTGAAACCAACTCCAAATTGTTGTTTTGCAGGTATGGCAGGATCAGGAACTCTATTTCCTTGTTTGTCATAGCCTATTAAACTGTCAATCCATTTTGTTTCTAATTTCTTAGGTGGAATGCTGTCAGCAACTCCTTCAGTTAATAATTGATATTCATTATGGATTGCATTCTTAGCACTTCTGTCAATATAGTGTTCTATATTTAAAATTGTTGTATCGTTGGATACAATTGCTTTATAATTATAGAAAAATACTTTATTTGTATCAGCCAATGCGATATAGGTATTTCCAACAGTTGACGGATCACTAATCGATAGTGCAACAGATGCCGATGAAATCGTTCTACCCTTCATGTTTGAAGGAATTGTTGTCTTACTTTTTACCCAGTAATAATATTTTGTTTCAGTAACTAGACCCGTGTTTACATTTAAAAATTCTTTATAACTATAAACTGTATCATCAGGATATAATGGTTGACCACTTATTCCTAATTGTAATCCTTCGGTCGAATCTGCTACAGATGACCATTCACTCGGTAACAATGGTGATTCTACCCATTCGTAAACATCGATGCTAGAACCCTCGGCTTGTTTACCCCAGTTCGCTAATCTATAAGCAGTATCGCCTTGTTCATAATCTATCCACTTGGCTGTTGAAATATTCCACCATAACTTTCCAACGTTCTTATCGTACCAAGCAACACTTGAATCAACTGTAACTCCATCAATACCTACATTGTATGTTGCAGGATCATATGGTGTTTTAAATGATAATTCTCTTTCTGCTTCTCTTAAAATTTTTAGTTTAGCAGGATCATATACTTCAAGATCTTGTATCTTTGTGTCTGTTGTTGCATCATAAAGTGCAATTCTCTTAATAGATGACAAATCAACTTTATTTGTTTGTTGGCCGATTACTTCTAAAGAATTAATACCTAACTGTTTTCTAAACAGTCTAACCATTCCAACCGTAGTTCCGCTAAAATCTAATGTTGCTCCGTGAGTAGTTGGTTCAATGTAATCTGGCGATCCAACTAAAATAATATCCGCAGAAGCATGAACCGAATAACCAAAAGATTCGTTGAGAGAAAGATCATCTTGTAGTTTTTCTGCTAGGAAATATAGATCTCCTTTTTTCTCATAAACATAAACTGCTCCAGAATAACCACCATATGTTTTAAATGTTGTTCTGGAATTATCAAAGGATGTCTGACTTTCGTCAAATCTAATTGGTAAATTATATCCTGTATTATTTGCACCTACAACTATTTTATTTGTGCTAGGTGATATAGAAACACTTTGTCCAAAATATTCGTTTGGATATTTTCCGTAACTATCAATTTTTTGTTTTAATCTAAATCTATTTTCGCTAGAATCTGTTTCAAACTTAAAGATGTAAGCACTTCCTTGATTCTGATAGTTTCTATCTGCTTTAGGACTTGTAATTACTAAGGTATTACCGCTGTGATCAATTGATACAGCATAGCCTAATTGATCTCCGCTGTTAATGGTTTCCGTTTGTGCCAGATCACTAATTTCTGCTAATGAGTCTGCCGTGATAGTTTGTATTAGATAATAATATCCTAGTTCATTTTTCTTATAGATGAAAACTTTACCCACAGATTCTGACGAACTGTCGCCGACATTGACCCACGGATAACCGCTATCAGGTGCTTGGTTATAACTTCTGATTGAACTGTCAGGCCCAACTGCATTACTACCTATGTTGTCTAATCTATGATAACCGTTTTGATATTTTACAACATCTCCTTGGATGTATTCAAAGTTTGCCTGCCAGTTTCCTCTATAGTTTGCAAAATATTGTCCATCGGCTTCCACAGCACTGATTACAAGAGTGTTTCCTGTATAATCTAATGCAACAGAACTACCAAATTTATCTCCGGCTTTAATAAGTTCTGCCAACTGCGAATTAGTTAAAATTCCTGTTGCTAAGGTAGAACCATCATCTTCGATGCTAACACTTTGAGGTAAAGATGTTAACGTATTAATGCTATCTAGTTTAATCCAATCCGAAGACTCTATTGTAATTGTACTGCCGTCACCTTCATTATCTGCTAATGCTTTCCATAAATTACCAGCATAATATACAACACTATCTTTAGGATAGAATGTTTGTTGAGTTACTGTTCCTGTTCCTTCTGTCGGTCCTAAAGAAACAAACACCGTTCCCGGAGTATTGCTTGGAGCACCTACAAGACTAAAATTAGTAGTACCAGATGAAGTAATGGTGTAAGTTCTACCTGGTTTCATTTCAGTGGCTGCGAATGTTCCACCTGGTTCGTAAGTTCCTTTATAATCAGAATTTTGATCTAGTACCCAACCGTCCGTTGCATCATAGATGTAAGTATAAACTCTTCCCTTTTCTTCGCTTGCTCCTGGTGCAGAAACTACCATAGAATAATTGCTGCCATTTTTTGCAAGTGCTATCTTACTACCAAATAGTTTATCACCGTCGGCTCTTGGACTTACAAAGTTATCCTGTAATGTCCATTGATTACCAACATACCTATATACAGAAATCATTCCCTGCTGTTCGTAGCCTTCATTAGTTCCTGTCTCTAGTGCTTGTACATTTTTAACAATTTCCCAATCATCACTATAAACGTTAATGGTGCTTCCATCGCCGATAATAGAAGTATTTGCTTTCCATAGTTGTCCAGCATAAAGAACAATGTCTCCGGCTGAATAATTTTCTATCGAACTGAACACTCCTTGATAATTGCTTCTAATTCCACTAGCATAAGGAGCACCAATTACCAACCATTCGTTGTCAGGACTTAATGCAACCTCCTGTCCAAAGGTTCCAGTAGTTGTTGCTCTAAAGGAAGCAGGTGGTTCTAATATTTGTTTTACATCTAATCCTGCTGTTGTTTCTAAATAACAAACAACTATTCCAGAACCTGTAATTGAACTTAAAATCTGTTTTCTGACTTCAGCATAAACTACTTTTTTGCCTGCGTTTAAAGGTGTGCTTGTTCCGTAGTTGATAAGTTTCTTAGGAGAATATTGTTTATTTTTTTGTACAACTTCCCATAAACCGTTTTCATTTTTATCAACAAAAAGTTTTGAACCAGTTGATAGTAAAGCAAGATGTTCTACATCAATAGAAGTATAATCGTCAAATCTTGCCTTGGTTAGCAATATCGGATATTTTATAGAACTTGGTTCAAAACCTATTTCTGCCGTTGCTGTAGATATCTCAAAAGAAATATGAAATGCATCAACTGAAGTAATTTTTTGGAATCCAGTGATATCTCCCAAGTCAGTTAATCCGATGATATCTCCTACAGCCAGCCCGTGCCTTTTATTAAAAGTAATTGTGATTGTAGTTTTGTTCGCTGCAATGTCTGTCATGACAAGTTCTGGAACATAATTAATTCTTAGAACTGTCCACGAAGTATTGTCAAATGTTACCCAAATGTGGTCATTTTCATTGATGTTGTTTATGTCAATATTTAGAATATCATCTCTATTCTTTACAATGTATTTTACCTGAGTGTTCTTTACATAACCTGCAGTTTTCTGAACAACATCACTTGCTGTTGCATTAATAGATGTAGTATATGGTACAGGAGCATATAAGAAATCTGATCCGTCAACTCTATAATATCTATCAGCAAAATTTCCTTGTGCTGTTTCAGTTACAATAACCGGTTGTGGGTTTATCTTAAATTGATCAGTTTGTAATTGAATTTCAATATTATTTGACTGATCACTACCACCAAACTCTCCTAGTTTAAATGCCCATTCTTCTTTTAATTTAATTCCGTTATTTGCTGTTCTTCCTAATTTATCAAATACCTTAGTTAAAGAATTTGCTGTTCCTTTTTCTCTAATAAAGCCTTGATAAATTCTAAATTGTGTAACTTGATCCTCAGCAAGATTTTGTAAGTATTCTCTAGTTTGATAACCAACTGTATGTCTTGCTAGATCTCTTTGGCTTGAGCTTAATCCTTCCGAATCAACATCAAAATAATCTTCTATTTGATTAACTCTATAATCAAAATTAGGAATTAATTTCTTGGTTGGGGTGGAATCTAATTTAGTCCAATTATCTGCATTAAATTCTTCCTTGCTTGTATGATTATATCTACTTGTATAGTTTATACCTTGGTAATTTGTAATGTCTCCAAGTCTATAATCCTTAAAAGGTTCCCATGATGCAATGTCCACATTATCAAATAAGAAACCCGGAGACGTATAATCACCGTCCCAGTCAACTGTGCGGAAACCTAGAACCTTAATTCTTTCCTGTCTATACCCTGTTGGTTTATCAAAAATAACATCGTTGAATACTGTTTTGTCATTAAAGATAGTTACATGTTCTTTAAGAACATAATTTACTTTTAGGTAATAAATTCCTCTAGTGGTATTGGTTGTAGAAATCGTAAATGATTGAAACTCTCTAAGAACATCAATGTTTTGAGGTTGTATTGCTTCACCATTATCTGTTAAAACATTATAATCATAAAACCCGTCAAACAAATTATCAGCAACACCAACTGGTATTGAAATTTTTAATCTTTCTGCGCCCGGGCTAAGTGTTATTAAACTTCCGACTGCCCAGTTATGGCTGGTCCAATACATAAATTCTCTGCAGGACGTTGTGAAATTTTGTATAACTTGATTATCAGGATCATAATTCTCAAAAACTATTCCTTGATCTTTTAGATATTCTTCGTATCCTAATAAAAAGTCTACAACGCTTTGAATGGAATTCAAAGTCGTTCCGTAACTTAATTTGTTTAAACTAAATCTATTAAAGTTTCTTCTTCTTTGGGCTGTTACTGCACCATTGACCGGTAGCTCTGGTAATTTTGTCCATTTATCAGATTGAAATACATCGGTGCTTGTATGAGTTTCTTTGGATCTATAATAATCGTTTCTATACTGTACTATTGCACCGTTATTAAATTTTTGATTTGTCGTCCATTCAACATATGTTGTTGATACACCTCCAACTGAAATTGTTGGATCCTTCTGATTAGCGATCGAAGTATAATATGAAAAATAAGGATTAACGTCATCGTATCCATTAATGATCCAACCACCTTCTGTCTTTTCAAGAATTACTCCACTATACGAAACACTTCCAATGGGCGAACTTACATTAAAAATAATGTTGTAATTTTCGGCCGGAACAAATATGCTTGAAGAAGAAGAACTAGGACTCTTACTATCCAATAGATATTTCTGCTGATCCTTATCAACGAAACCATTCAGCCTAGATGACAATCTTACATTTATATTAGAAAGTATATCCTGTCCTGATTGTATTGTGTTTCCTAAACTTCTAATGTAACTAGAAATGTATATGCTTAACCCAGAAGATTGTGTTTCGCCAGGAACTGGTAAAACAATCTGATTAGATTTAATAAAAACATTCGATGTTGCGTTTACAATTTGATTAACTGCATTTCTCTTTGTCTTGGATCTATCAAAATTACTAATTATAAATTCGAATGGTCTAAGCAATGACAAAGCAATCATTATTACAAAAGGAAATTCACTGCTTGATCTATAAGCATATTCCGACGGAGAAACATCTCCAAGTTGAAAACTTCCTTTGTTGTTAATTAAAGTAAAATTAGTTGCCAGGCCGCTGTCCAATGGACTTAATAATATTCCATCTGCATCAACAGGAAGATGATTCATGATCGATGTGCGGGCATATCTCTTATAAGTTCCTGCCCTGTCACCGTGTCTAATTATACCATCTCTAATATCTTCCCACAGAATTAAGTTACCACTAGTATAAGGCGCCGGGCCATATTCGTCTTCCCACCAAGTTGGTTTTTCAGAGAATCCTAAACATTCCCAAGGACAACGGTGCGGTCTATCTGTATCATAAAAATGTTTATATACACCTCTCCACCATCCGGGAATATTTTCCAATTTTGTTGGATCCGTCATGTTCGAATAAGTGTATGTAAACGTTTCAGTTTCTTTGAAATAATCGTTTGTTGTGTATGATAGATTAGTATTTGCAACCCATCTTAAAAACTCTTGGCTTGCTACGCTATCAAAATCATCTTTTGTAAATAATGCATTCTTGTAATATCCTCCAAGGTTTCCATCGATATCAAAAACTTTAGAATCATATTCTTGCTTAATATTGTTATAAATTCTATATTCTAATTCTAACAGTAGATCATCTCTGTAATCATTATATGCAATAGTGATGCTTCCGTCGTGTCCTTGTATAACATATTGAGGATCTCTATAAGTATCATCTAAGAACTTCATAGGAGTATACTTCTTATACAAACCGATCGATGACGGAGTTGCAGGAATATGACTAAATGCTGTTGAAACATATTCTTTTATTTCGATTATGTCTCCTTCGTTTAGATCCAGCGTTAATCTAACAAAACCAAATGTTGAATCAAAATCATAATCTCTGCCATTTAATAGTTGTAAATTATTTCTATAAATGTAAACTGCTCGTCTGCTTAGTGTGTTTAAATCAAATTTTTCACTAAGAGTAAAAGTTTTAATTCCTGTGTCTTCAACAGTATACGTTAAAAGATTATATGCACCCGTACCGATCATGTCCGAGTCAGAGAAAGGACTATTAATTGACTTTGTTCTTGTAAGACTTTCAATGATTTGATCTACTTGACTAGAAGGATCATCGTTAGTAAATTGTAACTCTGTTGATTTCTTTAAGAAATTTTCTTTGAATATAGAATACTGTTTCTTAGCAAATTGCAATGACTTAATTAAATTAATTTCTCTATCACAAATCATCGCTATTGCTGAAGCAGCAATTCCGCTGTGCTTTAAGAATCTCTTTGAATTTTGTTGAAAATCTGAAATATCTCTTAAATTGTTTACACCCGGCAATGACCCAACAAATCTATCATCAAAGTCTAAAGAAGTTCTAATATGATCAGTTGCCTGTCCTAATGTAAAAGAAGTTAATGTTGTGTTTAAAGGATTTTTTTCAAGTCCAACAGGAATTTCATAATATCCGCCAACAGGTTCTATGTCTCCAACAATCTTAACTGTGATTACATCCTTGGCTGCAAATGTTTTGTTAAAGGTAAATGTTTGTTGATCTCTTGTGTACGAATCATCTGCTAACTTAATTGAATTTTGATAAAAATTAATTTCCATATCAGATGTTAACAATTCCCAATCAACAGTGTTGAAAACAACTGACGATGTTGCTTCTTCAACTATAACCGAATCTACTATAGGTTGGAGATATTTCTTATTTGTTAATATCCATCCGTTATCTAAATTTTCATTAATTTTAAAATAGGAAGTATTAATATTTTTTGAATAAACTTTTTGATTTTCTGTGTAACTAATTGAATCAATATCAAAGTTCCATTCGAATTGAATGTCACCGACATTATCAATATTAAGATAAGAAAGCGCAAATCCTAGTTCTTTATCAACTGTTCCGTTGCCAACTTTGTAACTAACAAGTTTATTTCCTTTGAATGTACTAACAGGGTATGTATCCGAATCACTTAGACTTACACCGTTGTCATCGAATATATTAAACAATGGTGCTTGATTAACTTTTGTTTTTTCTTGGCTAGGTTTCCATGCTGTTCCGTCGAAGAAGAACATATCACCTGTATTGTTCTTTCCTCGTCTTACAAGAACACATTCATTAAGCACCGAACCCGAATCGCTTGCTTCTTTTAAGTTAATTTGTCTTACTCCGTTGTGAACAACAAAGTTCACAACATAGATTTTATTGTTTGCAAGACTATCGGTATCTGCTGTTACTAGAACTCTTGCTCCTTCAAATAGAAACTCGCCATCAATGCTGTAACCAGTACTTCCTTCAATTGTAGAAAATACATCAGTTGTATAGTCATCAACATAATCAACAGTGGTCTTAGCAGTTGTGCCGTGTTGATAAAGTTGAATACCAGGATGGAATTCAATAATTGGTCTTTTTGCTCTTGCTGTTTCTGGTGCATCAAAATCACTATTTCTACTTCTATAGGAATATTCTAGTACCGATCTGTGGAACCATCTATTGTAACGACTCCACGGATTTGAATCGTTACTTGCTCTATTGATAGTGATGTAATCTTTTTGACCTGGATATTGGCTAGCATCATCAAAAGGTAATGTATCAAAACCCTGATTATCAAAAAGTATTTCTGGAGTATCAGTTGAAAGGACAGGAGGAACTAAGTCAGCAAATCTTGTTAATTTAATTTCCTTGCCAACTCCTTCGACCAACCAAGTATCCGAAGCATATTTTTCAGGTTGTACCTGGCCTCTAAATTCTAATATTAAGCCGTTAGAAAGTTCTACATTATTAGAACTTGTATAATATTTTTTACCTATAATATCTTTTTCAACATCAATAAATGTATTGCTGTCAATATCTGCAATAATGAATCTGCCTAATCTATTAGGATTAGTTGCACTTTGATAATAAATTACATCAGGAGAATTGTTAGGAACTGTAAAAGTTAATGTTCCAACTTCTATAGAATTATTTGTAACCCCTTGGTTATAAATTAAAGAAGACAATGATGCTGAACTATCTATTAGTTCCCAATCCTGAGAATTAATATCAATGCTGCTACCATCACGCGGTGAAATTTCTTCTCTGGCTCTCCATAATTGACTGTTATATACTGCAAGGTCTCCAGGGAAGTATGTCTTAAGAGGATCATAATTTAATGATCCTGTGTCATAATTAGTTCTTAATACAAAAGGCTCTCCAGGAGAATTAATATCAAACTTATAAGTCTGTCCTCTATATAAAGTAATAGTTGGATTATTTGTTACGCCGTCCGGTGTGAAAACCCAAGTCGATCCTATTCCTTGATTAACTTTGTATGTCGATTGTACTGATTGTGTTTGTCCTTGCACTGCCACAGAAGGTGGCCCAGCAGGCATCCAATAGTATTCACTATAATTGATAAACTTGTCCCAATCAATCGGAGGATTCCAACTATAATGTTCTTGGTATGTTATCTTGTCGTCTCTATCGATATCATTACCAAAGAACTTAATCATATTTTTAAGATCTAGATAATCATAAAATTTTCGTAAGTTTTGATCTTTTTCAACCGTAACACCTGGCTCTAATTGATAACGACTTCTTAGTGTTTGATCAGTATCAAGATAAACATCATTGCCATTAAATGTCTTTCCATAACGCTTTCCAACATATCCAGAAAGTTTATCTAGGGCGCCGGGTTGAATAAAAGGATCAACAACGCCAGATAAAAATTTGTCATTAGGATCTGTTCTAAAAGTATTTGGTAGAAGGTCTATAGACTTTCTAATTGGTAAATCACTTTTGGGATATTTTTTATCAGCCATTAGGTATTACTCACTACTGTGCCTGAGCCAACATTAATTTCAGCAGCGGTAATACTAGATACAATTTCTATATCATCAACTGTCGCACCGCTTACAAAAATTTCGTCTGGCTTTCCTTGGATTTCAAATAAACTTCCGAATCCCTGATCTTGTTGTCTCGGTAGTATAACAAAATTAGTGACATCCGGAGAAACAGTATTAATTACAAATGTTGTTAATTCACTTAGGTAAAATCTATCACCGAAGTCCCAGTTGTTGATATCGAAGAAAGTATTAATTGCGTTAACAATTCTTACTTTCAGGTTGTTGTTATTAATTGTCTTTCCTGGGTTTTTAACAACCTTAAATTGTGCCTGTAATTTTGGTGTTGCTGTTTGACCAAACAACACTTTGTATTTTACTGGATGAAAAACAATCTCATCGCTTATTGCTTTGATACTGTTTAGTGTTGAACCAAATTCAATTCTCAAAGCATCAGTTGTCGGTGCCTCTGGTTCGTCAATTGCACCAGCAAGATAATTTCTAAAATCTGTATCATAATTTCTAGTTAATAGATATAAATCAACAATGTTTGTAACACTCGGATCTATTCTTCTATCTTCGCTTGCTGCATGAGTGTATTGGAATTTAATATCTCTTCTTCCGATGTTTGCTCGATAGTTACTCTGTAATACCAATGTATTGGTTGTTCTATCTACTCTTTTAACTCTATTTTCCGAAACATCAGTAAAATAAATTAACTGTCCGTCGTTATAATCATTTACATTAATTAAAGTTTCTTTTTCTGCAATCAATATAGTATTGTTAGAATTATCAAATAAGTTGAACACTGTTGTTCCATAAGAATCTACAGTGCTCTGGAAGAACAAATAATTTTGATTCACGTCTTCGCCTGCTACTTTTACGAAAGCATCAGGATCGTCTACAACTCCATCGTTGTCAGAATCACTAAATCCTATTTTAATTTCTTTGGTACTTTCATATCCATCATCAAATTCGATTGTATCTGAAATTTCAAAATCATAATTTCTGTTTAAACTTTGTGCAGAATTAATAGTTGAATTAATATTCAGAACTTTTATCATATCCTTGACAAGTTCACCTGTAACATTATTGTAAGCTCTTTCATTCTTGTCAAAGTAAAATCTGTTCTGCGACACGCTACCAAAGATGTAGTCAAGTACTCTTATCCTAACAATATATTGATCGTTATCTTTGATAAAAGCCATTAGCCACGAAGCATCTAAATTTACACTAGTCGTGTCTCCTGCCTTACCTAGACTAAAATTATTTGTTGTATCTAAATTTTGGCTTTGAATTATTTTCCATTCAGTGGTTGCAGTATCATATCTTAAACCAAAATTTAATCCTGCAAAGATTAAATTAGTCATTTCAGTTTCTAATGCTGTGCTTAGATCATTAACAAACTTAGGCACAATACTAGTTGCAATGGAACCGCTTGGTACATTCTCATTAAAAGTAATCGGACCAAGACCTGTATCCAACGTTCCGCGACCTGCATTAGTTCCATCTCCTACAACATTTACTACTTTGGTCCAAATGTAATCAGTCTGTTCAATATCATTACTGTTTGTTACAACCAACGATCCTTTCTTAAAGGAGTATCCTGCCGGTGCTGTAAACTTAATGTTGGCTCCAACAGTTAAATATTTTAAAGTGTTAGTAGCATAAGTTCCTACTTTTAATAGTGCATTGTCAACTGTGTTTTTAAAGTAACCAGTTCCGATATTAGTATCATTGGTAATTGCTTCCCAGACAGTTGTTGTTTCACTAAACAACACTCTTTCAAATTTTGTTAGATAAAAATTATATAAATCTGTATCTGAAAAAGTTCCTTCGATATTATTTCTTATGAAGTTAATAATATCAGTTTTGCTGGTGTATTTAAAATTAAGCAATCTTTCATTTTCATTTTTATAGATATATCCATCGTCTGCAAAAACATTAACAGAACTGTACTTTCCACTAGCATCAATGATATCAAAATTTCTGCTGATTCCACTAGATGTTCTATTGATTGCTTTTACCTTTAGAACATTCTGAGAACTACCCAACGGAGCAAGATTATAATCTTCTCCTGTGATCATTCTGTTTTGTGTATAATAAAGTGCAGGAGCATTTGTTCTAATAGTATCTGTTGATTCAGTTGCCGATGCATTATTAACAGTGTATTGTAATCCTAAGTTGATTGTTAGTGTATGTCCAACTCCGGCACTGTTAATATAATTCACATCTATTGAGATTCCTCTCATTTCGGTCGGAGAGATGGAATATTCTAAACCATTACTTACTCTATAATAAACTCTGAAACTTCCCTGTGGTAGGTTTCCATAAACACCGTCAGCGAACAACAAATCAATTCTATCGTTTTGCTGTGTTGAAATTGCGTAGATATTTCTCACATTTCCAAGAACTGAATTATATGCAATATTATTTCCAACTAGATTACTTACTTGTGTCCATTCGGATGTTTGTCCTCCGGCACTGTTTAATCCAAATAACCAAACATCGTCATTATTAATGTTGCTGCTTTCAACTGATATAGATTCATTCGTTGTAGGAGTAGCAATACTAAAATCTGCAAGTTCTAAACTTCCTTGTTTGAATTGTAAAAAGAAACCAGTATTTGAACTTCCAGGACCCTTTCCATCTTGCCTATAAACAAATCCTAGTTGATTTCCTGGAGTGGGTGCTTCCTCATAAATTTCTTCAGAATCCTTAAAGGAAGTACTAACAACTTCAAATGTCATGTTTCGACCAGCAACTGACTTGGTATATGTATACAATGGAACATCCGTTGTTGTTGATCTAAAACGATACTGTTCTGTGGGAATTCCTTGTATTGTGTCACTGCCTTGGCTTCTACCAAACTCTGTGTTTTCAGTCATAGCAGAATTTAAAATTAAAATAAACTGTTCAGCCCAATTGGTATTTGTAGGATCGTTCCATCTCACAGTTTGTTGGGCTAAGTTTCTTCCATTACTGTCTATAATATTTTCTGTTGTTGTAACTGAATTAAATTTTAGTAGTCCAGATGCTCCTTGGTTTCGTTTAGCATTGTATCCTAGCATTCTTGCAATTCGTAGAACGCTTTCCTTTCTTTCCGCTAATTCAATAAAGTTTTCTCTCGAAGCAAGATCAAGTCTGAAACTTAGGCTCTGTCCAAGAAAAGACATAGCATCGATCAGAGCAAGATATTCTGAACTTTCGATATAATCGTTAAAATCTTCTGGATAATTCTCTCGGAGATAGGTAATGATCACCCTGCGGATGTTTTCGAAGTCGTATGACTTGAAATCCGCATTCTTAAACGTCTGATAGATTCGTTTCCAGTCTTCGTTTAGTATTAAATTGTTCTGTCTCGATGTGGTGCTCATTTGCTATTTCCTATTGTAATATTTAGCCCGTTTAATTAACTGCTTAGTTTATTACCGAGTTATTTCTATCAAAGTCAAAGGTCATCCTTTCGTTAATATTAAATGGTATGTAAACAACTTCTGCTTCAATTCGCATACCCTGTTCTGTGCTATCAACACTCACCGCTTGTACTACTACCCTAGGGTCGTAGTTTATGATATTTTCTACGTCTTTTGCTATTAAATTTTTAACCTCAGGAGTAAACTGTTCAAAGATCATGTCCCATATAATGGTTCCAAAACTAGGATTTTCTAACTTTTCTCCTTTTCTGATATAGAAATGATTTATTATGTCTTGTTTAACCAAGTCTATATCATACAGTTTGAAACCTTTTTCCTTGTTTTTAGAGCTGAATCCCTTGTATGTGAACGCTCCGCTATTAGAATTACCAACAGATGCCTTGTCAACTGCTACTGCTTTTTGATTGTATATCTTCTTCATATTATTCTTCCTCTAGTTCCCTGTCAGTGAACGAAGTACTTTGTATTGCAGGTGAATTATTTTCATGCAATGCCCAAGGTTCGTGCATAGGAACTCTCTTCATTATTGACTTGATCTTTCCGTCTAAGTATCTAAGTTTAGGCCAACCCTTATCTGGATTTGTAAACAGATTAGTATGCAAATGAAGATCAGTAATCGTATTTGCTATAACTGCTTCTTCTGCTTGTCTTGCCTGCGGACCATTCATGTGTATCTGTGCAGCAGTTTCTGTGTGGTTTCCACCACTTAGAATATCTGTTGTTCCACCGGCACTGTAAGCATTATTTCCTTCGGTGTTAAGATCTAAATTGCCGGTTGTTTTAATTAGTGTATCTCCAAAAACTTTTACTTCGTAATCATGCGGAGCAACAATTCCGTATCCCGTAGAAAATCTTGTGCTACCTATCACGCTGATGTCCAGGTCGCCGTCGGTAGGAACACCTTCGGCATTTTCATAATTCCTAGTTTCTATTTTACCATTAGCGCCAATTAAAATATTTGTATTAAACGCACTTTCGATTTGTATTCTTCCTGCTTCAAATTCTGCATCATCCTGTATCTTAGGAATAGGATTACCGTCATCATCTCTTCTATGCAGGGTTGAAGGCGAAGCATATTCTGCCGTTGCCTTCATATTAATATTTCGACCGGCTTCTATGTTGATGTCTCTGTCAGCCTTGATATTTAAATCATTTTCTGTATGAATGCTAATGCTATCTGCGGCATAGATATCAATCTTACCATTGGATGTTAATTCTACCCAGGCAGTACCTTTCGAGTTGCCAATATAAATTAAATCTTCTGAATTGTGTAATAATATCTGATGTCCGGTCCTAGTTCTAATTCTTGTATGTTCATTGTAAGGAATATCAGGACGACCCTTAGAGTTAGTTTTTTCTCCAGTAACTGCATCCTCTCCGTTAATAACGTCAATGTATTTTACAGGACCTGCACCAGCATCAGTATTTCTTATATAGCGATCATCTCCGTCATCAATTACAAATTGTGTTCCACCTAATCTGCTAACTGCAATACCTGTTAGAGATTGATTTTGTGTGGGACCTGTATTCATTCTCTTGGATCCATCTCTCCAATCAAGAGGACCAGGAGTTGAAATTCCAAAGACCGAATTAGGTGTTTGTCGACGACTAGTGGATGTTACTGTTCCTCTTACATCGTCTTCTAGAGTTCCTTGTTCTAAAAATCTGTCTGCAATAGGATGTACAGGCTTTTTTATTTTTTCAGGATTTTTTTCAGGATCATCTGCATTGTATCTTTTATTAATCTCTCCTGTTGGCAATGCTCTATCAGTATCGTACTTGTCTGCATCTGCGGCCGTTAGATCTACCTGCTCAGTTCCAGCAATTGCAGGAACCATGTGATTAGCAAAAGAAGGAGGTAGGCAAGCAAACCAATACCCTTCCGAAGGGTCACCGTCAACAAAGGCACACAAAACTGTAACACCTACATCAGGTGGAACAAACCACATTCCGTAAGATTTCTGCGTATCGTTAAAATCATTATTGTTCTTGCCCATTGCTTCAAAAGGCGTATAGCCAAAGAACGGCGAAGCATAGTTTAAAATATAGGTTTGATTATCATCACCCATATCATTACCCTGATCCTTGAGCAGTGTTACTCTCAGTCTACCGTTAAAGGTAGGATCCATAACGCTTACTACTCTGGCCATGTGTACACCGCTACCTAATCCCTTTCCTAGGGATTCTCTTGCCGGTGCTCTTCTTTGTATCGCCATTAGTTACTACCTTTAAATATAAAAATCATCATCAAAATCATACTCAGTTGTTTCTGAAGTGTTAGTTGCTGGCTTAGTCTCGCCGCCAACTTTAGTTGTTGTATTATTTGTCTTATCAGTTTTAATTTTATCAGCAAAGTCACTAGGTTGTGCTTGCAATCTCACGCAGGTTAGTGTCTGTCTAAATTGTCCTTCTGCAAATCTAGTCAAACATTTAACCACCCTATAAATTCCTGTAAATGGACTTACCTTGTCTTTATTAAATTCAAAATTACCAGTTCTCTGATTAACATCGGCAGGAGTTCTAAATGTTATAAAAATGTATACATCCTGTCCTTCGTAGTTTGCTGTTCCATCCTCGGTCATTAGAGGAGATTTTGCTGATTCCTTTGCAAAGTAATTTGAAAATCCACTGTCAACCAGCCAATAGGTGTCTCCCATAATTTCTAATTCTACCTTGACTAAGTCCGCAGATGTCACGTTAATGAATGCGTTTTGAAATGCTTCAGCGACTTTTTGTTCAACATCGGTTGTGCCTGCACCACCTTTCATTAGAGTAAACTGATCTGGAGTTTTCTTAATTTTAGATTTACCAAGAAACGCAGTCTGTGCTTTCTTCTCGTTACCTTCTCCTGTTGTAGTTTCTTTTGGCGTTTGTTCAGCAACACCTTTTTGATCTGGTGCTTGTTCGTTTTTTGTTTTTGCTTCTGTTGCAGGAGCACCTCCAGTATAAAACAAGTAGTCAATCTTGATTTCAAAATTTAAAACTTCAGTGTTTAGTCCGGTGTATATGTAATCGTATCTCTTAACTATAGTTTTTTCAATTTCAGTTATTCCAACTGGAACTGAATTAGGGTTACCAAAGATGCTAGAATGTACCTTAAAGGGAACTACTCTATAAATAAATTTCTTTGCATAATCTCCAATTAAATCGTCATACTCTAAAAATTCAACCTGGACATCAATTTTAAACCAATCTATCATTCCATCTGCTTTGGTTGCTTTTTGTGTCGCTTGTTTTGCAAATGTTGAACTTAAAATTACCTGAGTTATGATGTCTGTTAGTTTCTGAGCCTGTGTAAAATGAAATGATCTGTTTCCTTCATGAATTTCCATCACTCCTCTTTTTATTCTACCAGTTTTTTCATCAGCCACTTCCTTATCATCTTTGAAAGGAAAATTACCTCCCTTTCCTACACCAAAACCAAATCCTGATTTAGCAATAGCATTGTTACCGATATTTTTATTTGTTGTTGTTTGAACATCGCTACCACCTACTACTTTTTTGCCAGGATCTTTTGGATCTGCTGTTGCACCAGCATCTCCAGAAACACTATCTGCTGTTTGCTCTGTATATCTCTTACTGGCTACTTCAGGAAAGTGTATTTCGTAAACATCCTTAATCTTGTATTTTCCTTCTTTGACTAATTTTTCTTCGTTACTGTTTAAAAGTTTTACAAGACTTTTTGCGCCTGTTGCCAACACATCCTTAACTGTATTTTTATCAGCGTCGTTATTAAACGCTGCCTCGGCTCTAAAATCTCCCGTACCCTGAATAACTATATCAGTCCATGCTGTGTCGACCGTATCAGCAAAGCCTTGATGATTATACGGATAGGCTTCAACGTTATAACTGCTTCCTGACTCATCAACATTAAAAGTAACTTTCTTGAGTTTTAAAATAAAATACTTAGGCTTGATAGATTTTCTAATTGATCCATCTTCATTGAATCCTATAATGTCGAGTTTTAGCAAGAAGGGCGAATCTAAATAATTTACGTATCCTGCCTTGATTGCTGCCACCTGCATACTCTGTAGAAACAGACCCATACTGAAAGGTTCTTTAACATTAAAAGTAAAACTAACTGCGTTCTGGTTTCCCGTCTTTGGGTTAGCAGCGATAACGCTGGTCATCTCAAAATTGTCTATAAAATATTCAGGAGTGCCGTATTCTGTTGCTACCCTTGAAGATTTACCATCCTTGATAAAATCTCTACCTGCGGATGAAAATATAATGCTTGATGATAGATTAGTTGATTTTGATTCAAATCCGCCAGTAATGGCATCCTTGAAAGCGGTCTTTACATCGTAACTCTGTGCTGCAAAACTTAATCCATCTGCAAGCCTATAAAGGCTTGGATTATTAAATTGTTTAGGAGTTAAGACTGCCATGGTCCATAAAGAGTTGTACGTGGCAAATTGCTGAAGAGGATTTGGAACAACATTGGTTAGATTGTATCCTCCTGATGCTGGTAAATTTTCCTGAGAATTTGTTCTTACCGTTTCTGTTTTTTCTTCTTTCGAACCGGCCTGTGCATCTACTTTTGTAGTAGCACCTTCTTTTTTCTGTGTTAAGAAAGCATACGCCTTCGTGATAGCCGTGTCTGCTGCGGCATACTGTTGCGTAGTTCCGTCTGGCTTTTTGTTTTGATATCTATCTAACTGTTCCTGTGTTCCGTAGATACGAGTCTTTTGACCAAATAATATCTTGTCAATATAAGGTTGTGACCTGTCAATATTAGTATTGGAGGTTTCACCGTTGCTCTGTATTCTTCTTTCTACGAATTCAGCATTCATACTAGACTCCTAAGAATTTTTTCAAGTTGGATTCTTTAGGAATGTAAATTCTTTTTCCGGGTTCAAAATCGTAAATTGGGTCTTTTATCACTTCCATGTTTCTTTGTGTAAACACCCACCACAACTTAGGATCTCCGTATAGATCATATGCTAACAGATCAGGTCTATGCTTGTATTGGTTTTCAATCGTGTAAAGAAAATCGTCTGCCTCAGCCGGAACTGGTCTAATCTTTAACAAATCAAGATAAAGATTATTTTGTTCCGTAATAGAGTATGGCGAAGTTGATTGGTATATTGCCATATTATAAGTATCCTTGTCCCGAAGGAGTTTTTAATGTTCCTCGTGCATAATCTGTTAAACTAAACTGTCTTAAGTTTCTTCTATTGTAAACTGGTTGTACTTGAACTGAAAAACTGCTTGTGACAGGAACCCATGTATTTGTTCCAAACTTGTCACAACGTATATAGTTGACATCATTGGGCATGTCGACACTAAATGATTTAACAACCACAGGAACATTGTCAAAGAAACTAGCACCATATCCACTGAGTTGACAAACAGGCGGTGGAGCACCTGCATTAGCACCTTGGCCAAAAAACATCTTTGTCATAGTTCTAAAAAATGCTACTGAACTAATCCAATATGCTGCTTGGGTTTCGTTTTCGCAGATAAAGGTTCCATCTATAGAAATCGCATCCACTTCACTGTTCTTATAGGCTTGGAATGGATAGTTGTTGTGTATAGGATCGATGGATGTGTAGTTTGCCTTTGTTGAATATTGTATCTGTGGAAGTATAGGAAACACAACTCCTCTGGTTCCTTCATCATTCAAAGGTGCAAACAAAGGATTGCCTGAGAACAGAGTCCAATCGCAGGTAATTCTAACACGCCAGTCATCACTGTCATGAGGTTGTACTGTTATTCCTTGTCCAGTATTTTTAAACAGCTCGCCATTCTGAGGTAAGTTCTCTGCTCTCTTCAGGCTTAACAAATCGTTAAGTGCTCCAGCACCTTTGGATATTCCTTTTGCTAGATCTTGAAATCCGCCGGCTAAATCGCCGCCGCTGAACTTTCCTAAAACTCCACTTATGTCTTTGCCAACTCCCTTGGCAAAATCACCAATGGCTCCGAATGTCCCGCCGTCAGTCAGTGAACTTATTGAACCATTTCCTAGAGGACTGTTAACGGTATCTTTTACCTGTCCCATTCCCGTGTTTATTTGATCAAAGAATGTTCCGCCGGCGCCCGATGCCTGGTTGTATCCGCTTCCTACCTGTCCTGACAATTGTGCAACCTTTGCATCTAAATTTGCTTTTTCCAGTTCTGCTCCAATCTTAGGTTTTGCTTCATCATAGGCTGCTATTGCCTGTTGAATACCCTGATCGACCTTTTGCACTAGGAACGGTAATGGGTTTATGTTTAATCCTGCCATTTTGGTAATATTTCCTTATCTTTACTCTATTTATTTCTTTCATTATGTGCTATTATAATAAATATTAGGAGAACTATCTAAAACATGCAAAAAATTAAATATCTTACAAATAAAGACCTTTTGGCAGAGATACACCGCAGCAAAAATACATTTTGTTCGTTCATAGACGAGGAATATCATCAATATGACATTATCCTGCCAAGCCTAGAAAAAATTAACATAAGGACCATAGCAGAAGCAAAAAGAAATCATGCTGCTAGATTAGCCAAACAAGCACACGAAGCAGCCGTTGAAGCGGCCGGTAAAAAGATTCCAGCAAAACAGTTTGAAATAGATTATAGAAAAATGGAAAAACATGATCTAATCTTCCGTATAATGACATTTGAACACATTCCCGAGGATCTTACAAGAAAGAAAACCAAAAAGAATACTGCTGACAGTCACGTAAAAGTTAACTTTCCACCATTCCAACATTGGAAGTTTGATGAGAAGGACAACCTAATCTGCGTGGGCAAGAGCCATTGGGAAGGCGGTATGGAAAACGGACACTTTGCTCTTAAAAAAGGACAGATGACTAATGATCTTGCTAGAATGTTTATGAAACTATGCGATCGCTATGCTACCCGTGGTAATGTAAGAGGATACACCTACAATGACGAAATGAAAGGACAAGCAATACTGCAACTTGCTCAAATTGGTTTACAGTTTGATGAAAGCAAATCAAACAACCCGTTTGCTTACTACACAGCAGCAGTCACTAATTCATTTGTGCGTATTATCAACATTGAAAAACGCAATCAAAACATTAGAGACGACATCCTTGAAATGAACGGAATGAATCCTAGTTGGACTAGACAGGAATCAGGTCGTAACAATGGAATGGAAACACCCAGGACTACTGATAAAAAATCCGAAGAATAATAGACTTGACAAGACGCCTAAAGTTAGTTACAATAACATAAGGAGTAAAAATGCCGTTATTTAAGAAAGCAGCCTGCTTCACAGACATTCACTTTGGAATGAAGAGTGGTAGCAGGACACACAACATAGATTGTGAAGATTTTGTTAAATGGTTTTGCGAACAAGCCAAAGCCGCTGGTGCTGAGACCTGTATCTTTTTAGGAGACTGGCACCATAACCGTGCGACCACTGATGTCAGCACAATGAACTATACAGTTTCAAACTTAGAAAGACTTAACCAAACATTTGAAAAAGTTTATTTCATGGTTGGTAACCATGATTTGTTCTACAAGGACAAGCGTGAAATCAATTCTATCGAATTCATGCGATTATTTCCTAACATTGTTCCTATCACTAAAATATTTACAGAAGGTGAAGTAACATTACTTCCGTGGTTAGTTGGAGAAGAATGGAAGACAGTTAAGAATATTAAAAGTAGATACGTGTTTGGACACTTTGAACTTCCATACTTCAAGATGAACGCAATGGTGGAGATGCCAGACCATGGTGAACTACAACCAGATCATTTTGTCAATCAGGAATATGTGTTCTCAGGACACTTCCACAAACGCCAAACTAAAGGTAATGTAACCTACATCGGTAATGCATTTCCACACAACTATGCAGATGCATGGGACGACGAGCGTGGTATGATGATACTCGAATGGGGTGGAACACCCGAATACAAGACTTGGGACGATCAGCCAGTTTATAGAACATTTAAATTGAGCCAATTGTTAGAAAAACCCGAGGATCATTTAAAAGAAAAAATGCACGCCAGGGTAACTATCGACGTACAGATTACATTTGAAGAAGCAAACTTTATCAAGGAACAGTTTATTCCCCAATTTAAATTGCGTGAACTAATGCTAATTCCAGAAAAGGTTGAAGTGGAATCAAATATTGATCCTATTGATCTTTCATTTGAAAGTGTTGATACTATTGTAATGAATCAGATAGAACAGTTAGACAGCGAAACGTATGACAAGCGTATGCTGACGGAGATTTATCAAGACCTATGATCAAGATTAAAAATATAACAGTTAAGAATTTTATGAGTGTGGGTAATCAAACCCAAGCAATCGATTTTGACAAGGGCGAACTTACCTTGGTATTAGGTGAGAACCTTGACTTAGGCGGAGACGATAGTGGTTCCAGAAACGGCACTGGTAAAACCACTATTGTTAATGCATTAAGTTATGCAATATACGGGAACGCACTGACAAATATTAAACGTGATAACCTTATCAATAAAATTAATGGTAAGGGTATGCTGGTTACTATCGAATTTGAAAAAGATGGTGTTGAATATTCAATACACAGAGGTAGAAAGCCTAACATATTGAAGTTTACAGTTAACGGAACTGAACAAGAAGCATCAGATACTGACGAAGCACAAGGCGATAGCAGAGAAACACAGAAAGCCATTGAAGATTTATTTGGCATGAGTCATGATATGTTTAAACACATTCTTGCTCTAAACACATATACCGAACCTTTCTTATCTATGAAAGGAAATGATCAGAGAATGATCATTGAACAGTTATTAGGAATTACCTTACTTTCAGAAAAGGCAGAGGCACTCAAGGAAAAAATGCGTGAAAACAGAGATGCAATCAACGCAGAAAATACAAGAAT